CACTTAAGAGGTTTCCAAGTTCAACCGATGCAGATGATAACGAGCTGACAGAACGGCTTGCAGGGAAGTACTACCGAACCGCTCTTGTAGAGTTTCATATTCCGGGGAAAATTGTTGCAGCAACCATCATGCAGGATGGGTCTACTGCCCTGGTTCCAGGCGTTGCAACACAGTGTATTTTCAACATCACTAGCGCGTACGCAACGGACGCCCGCGGGTACTACTTTGATATGACACCGTCAAGTGCAGGAGGAGTTGGGCTCATTCCGCTGACCTATGTGGCGGCTGGGTCGAATGGATATCTTGAGACGGCTCTGGTGCTTCTTACCGGGCTTGTAAAAGCGATTACGGGGGCCTAATAATGACTGAAGTCGAAGGAACTTTAGACTTTTATTTGTCTCAGGGCACGGCTCTCCGGAGTCTGTATCAGCGAGCAGAACCGTTTCTGATGTGGACCCAGTTTGTCAATCCGGTTCAGGAAGATGATGATTCATTCCTATATTCGTATGATGACACAGGAATGGCCGCAGATCCGAAGATCAAGAAACCGGCACATGTTCAAATCGGAGGAGATTTCCCCGAAGTCGATATGAGTCGGGCGAAAGTCACATCTGATCTGCTCGAAAGCCGGGGGTTTGCAATTCGAATCAAACATAGTATCATCCGAAAAGAACCCCGTGGAATCAGCGAGGTGCAGAAAGCGTATAAATTCGCTGGGTACTGGCTTGCCAAGTATATCAACGATTCAATCGCGACCGCTATCGCATCTGGAGCAACTACCCCGACATGGACCCCTACATCAGTATGGAGTACCACGGCAACTGCAACCCCAATGTACGATTGTATGGGGTTCAAGAACGCTATGAAGCGGGAAGGGTATGCATACCGGATGACTGATATGTTCTGCCATACGAACAATTTAAACGAGATGGAGGCGTTCCTGCTTGGGTCTGAACTTCCCGCATACAGGGATGCAGTCACCCGGAACACATATCAGGATTCAATTGTTCTTCCGATGGAAGGAAACCCAGTTCTTCATGGGCAGTTCTCCGGTATCACAGACGGGTATCTGCTTGGAGTTGACAAAAATAGCCCATGCGCAGAGTTCCACTACTATGTTGACAAACAGTTTGGGACGCAGAATGTGTCTTACCAGACGGTCATCGACGGGAAAAAGCAGATGGTAACCGCTGCAAACCTTGGGATCAACTTTGATACCTGGGTGGAGAAGGGGTCAGAAGACACTCTGCTCAAGTTCTGGTGCGAGGGAAAAACCGTTGTGACAGAAGCATATGCGGCTCTGTATGATAACGGGATTTAATCCCGTTTTGGACTTACTCTAGTACATAACATCAGGAGACAAACATGGGAAGTTTTAACACGCAACTGTTCCGGCAGACGAACGGAACGATATCAGAGAAACTGGCAACTGTTTTTAACAGCATCGGCGCAACGGTTTCAGGAACGGCGAACACATCGGACTACGGAAAGGTGTTTGGGATCGGTAGTATCACCACTACCAACAGTATCACCCCGACCAGTTCGTATATCCCGTTCCACATCTCGATCACCTCGATCGCAGATCACGGAACGTCCGGAGACGAGACGATAGGAGCCGCATACTTCAAGACGGCGGCCACCACGGCTCACCAGACCGGTCACCAACTAGCAACCGTGATCGTTCGGACATCACTTGCTAAGAACATCTTTGATGCCTACGGGGTGCAGTCTCACCTGACGATAGCAGCAGCCACGGCCACGGCTGACGCAAACGCCCACTTGACAGCCATATCAGGCAAGCTCACCCTCACCAGCAACGTCACAAAAGGATGGGCGAACGCAGGGCTGTTCATCGTAGAAGGGGCAGGAACTGTAACACCGTCTGCTTCGAATATGTGTCACGGGGTGTCTATCGTTTGCGAGACAGGGGTTGCAGACTCAATTCAGTCGCTCCTGCACCTATATTCTGACTCTGCTATTAACGCAGCGATTCAGACGGCAGGGTGCACGAACATGACATACCTGATTGATTTCGACGCTGCCGGGGGATGCTGTGTTGTTGATACGAGTTCGCCCCCTGCCACGTGCAGTCACAAGATCGCGATCGATATTGCAGGGACTCCCGGTTATATCCCGGTATATGCGAGCATCTGAAAATGAGAAAGATCGACGTATCCGATTACGAGGTTGGGGGGAGTGGTAGTTACCCAGTAAAGGGAACTCTGATCCAACTCCTTTTCAACCCGGAACTGAAATTGTCTGCCCGGGATCTCATTCCACAGGACGCGATAGCCAGGAAGATCGAAAGTGCAAACGGAACTCTGCTCCTGGAAGAGTCCGAGTACCAGAAGGTCAAGGCCGCCATTGAGACGGTGAAGGGATACGGCAGAGCGGACCTTGAGTTCGTGAACCGGATCCTGAACGCTCCAGAAGTCCCGGTCAAGGAGGCCTGATGGCAAACTGTGTTGTAGAAGTCTATACAACGTTGTCAGCGTTTGAGACTGCAGTGGAAGCCCTGGACGATACGAAATTTCTCGGATCGTTCACCTATCGTGAGCTCGGGTCAACCCTGGAAAAAATAGTACTCATCAGAAAAACATGACGGTGACATATTCGTTGGTTTCTATTGCGTCTCGTGGGGGATACGTGCCTACGGGCGAGTCAGATACTACGTATGTTGCTCTCAAGGCCGTAGCACAGGCCCGGCTTGATAATGTGGATCCTGGGTTGGATACTACCCTGTATGACTGGTGCCATGCCCTGCTGATAACTCATATGGCCCTGGCAGACGACACAACCGGGTTCAAATCGTATTCTACGGCAGAGTTTTCTGCAAGCCAGGATCCGGGAACATCGATCTTTCTTCTTGAGATGAACCAGATTCTTGAGACGTTTTCGGAGTCGGTCGATTATTCATCAGAGACGGACACTACCCGGTGCGACGCAGATATGCCGGAGTTCCATCTTGACCAGGCAGATGTTCCGACATATTATCTGGAGGTCTGAATGACCTACCCGGTATCTCTCCTTATCCATTCGTGCCAGGTAGAGACCGGGGAGTCGCTTGGAGCTACGGCTGACGCATACGGGGTGTATACCCCAACAAAAGTGTACACAACGGTTTCATGCCGGTTTGTTCATCCAAAGATCAACATGATCAGAATGGAACCGGGAGAGTTACCGGATCGCGGGTTCTCAGTGATATTGCCTGCAGGAACGGCAGTCACCGAAGGGAAAAACATCGTGGGATTATCAACTGGGTATGCAAAGACTTGGAAAGTGAAAGGCGGGCCGAGAAACGCATTGCTGAAGAAGACGGTATCCCATATCGTTTGTGATCTGGAGGTTGTATCCTCATGAGCTCGGTAGCCAGTATAACCGTGAGCGGAATGGATGACCTGCAGAGAAAACTTTCAAGCTTAGGGGCGGATCTCGCAAAAGAGTTGAGCAAATCCGGATTGAAAGCCATGAAGTTGAACGTTGAAGATAAGGCTAAAGAGAAATGCGTTGTTGATACCGGAAACCTCCGTGCGTCAATTAACACCCAAGAAGTAATGGAATCTGGGAAATCTCTCATTAAAACGGGGACAACTGTTTTCTATGCCCCATATATCGAGTTTGGTACTGGAGTATATGCAGAGAACGGTAACGGACGAAAAACCCCCTGGCTTTGGAAAGTTCAATCGCCAAAATGGGAAGGGATTTTGGCAAAATGGATTGGAGCAGACGGAACAATTCTTTGGTATGGATCTAGGGCTCATCCGTTTCTTCGGCCTGCGTTTGACGAAGGGAAAGAACAAGTGATGGATGATATCAAAGCTGATCTTCAGGCTGCTATTGCGAGGTATCAGGGATGATCACCGCGATGGTCCGGTCAAAACTGTTGGCAACGTCCGGAGTCACTACTCTCGTCTCAACCAGAGTCTACATAGACGCTATCCCCTCCACTACCACAACCCTGCCGGCGATCTTTGTATCCCCGGTGTCCAGGGTTCCGGCAAAACAGTACAGCAAAGGATGGGAAGCACGGGTACAGGTATCGTGTTGGAGCAACCCGGCAACTGCTGGGGGTTCCCGGTCACCGTCCGAAGTCGAGAACGTGGCTGCAGCCGTAACTGCAGCATTGCACAAACCGCGACTGAATAATGCTGTGGAAAAATGGACCGTTGGATCCGCGTCATACAACATTATCTCCCGGTATGTCACCGGGGGAACCAGAAGAATGGAAGATCCTTCGGGTTGGTATCATGTCCCGGTTGACGTGACTCTCGTGTATCAAGAGGTATGAGAAAATGGCAGATGTAACAAGTTCAGATCTTACAAAAGGCCCTGAGGTGAAATGGTATCTCGGAGGCGTAGCAACGCAGGAAAGCAAAACGATTACTACCGCAGAAGCCACTGCAACCGGGTTTGTCCTGGCTGGAGTGACTGGCAGTCAAGCAGATTATGGTATGCTAGTTTTACAGGTTAACGGCGTTTCAACGGCGTACACTGGGCATACCGGATCTACTGGTGCCAGTGCAGCCAGTGAAGCTCTTGGAATCACATTCGTGAAGTACGATGGGATCACCGCAGGTGATACGGTTGTAGTCAAGTACATTGACGTTTCTACAACGGCACTGACGCATATCGCGTCATGTCTTGACGTGAGCAAGACCACAAAAGCCAGCTCCACGAAAACCGCAGTTCATGGACAGGCGACGAAGATCACATCTGTGGGCACACAAGAAACCACGGCAGACTTTGAAGCGCTCCGATACAGCCAGGCGTTCATCACCGCGATTCTTGGTGACAGTGCGACCGGGCCGACTGCAGGCGAATCAACCTGGACAAACGTATGGCAAGGGTTCAAGAAAATTGGGTGTCTTATTGGCAAAAAGTACAACTCAGCTGGAGCGGTCACAAAAAAATGGGGGATAATTGGATGTCAGCCGAATGAGCTTTCAACCAGTTTCCCGACAGAAGACAACTATTCGGACTCATTCAAATTCGACGTGGACTACATGATCGAGTGGGAGGCCTGAACCTCCCTTGTCTGAGATCCAGTATGTTGATGACCCGGCCTTATCGGCAGGGTTTCACGACCGGGTTCAGTCCACTCAGGCAGACAAAGCTGAGTTTGCCACGACTGCAGACAAAGCTGAGTTTGCCACGACTGCAGACAAGATCCTCGGGCTTCTGAAAGACGAACCGATTTCAGTTGAACTCATGGACGGCATATTCCTGGAGTTTTACCCGCCTACTGACGAGCAGTTCATGGATCTGATAACGATCCAGGTTGACGGGGGACAGATTGCCGCGAAGATCAAACAGCTCGGGCTCTCCACTCAGATGAGCGACGAAGAGACCGCCGTGATGATGCCTCAGGCTATCGGGATTATCAATCAGGGTAAAACCATGCTGATGAGTATCAACGAGATGCTTGCAACTCTGGCAGTAGATCCATCGTGGACTGCTGAAAAGTTCAAACAGCTGCCCCGAAAATACAAATCAGTGATTATCGCAGCGATCTCTGATACTCAAAACAAAGAGGCCGCAAAAACAAAGAAATTTCGCAAAAAGTAGTTGGGGAGTCGGGCTTTCCCAGATGCTCCGCTCGTGGCACTTGTTGCCTCACCAGTTTGCCGAGCTAACCAGGCGTGAACAGGCGTTCATTTTTGAATCGTGGAACGCTGAGAACAAACCGAAGGACAAGAAAAAATAAATGGCAGACACTCTTGCAGAACTTTTTGTAACGCTCGGACTTAAGGACGAGATGAGCGAAAAACTGTCAACTGCAGTGACCGCAGCGTCTGCGTTGACGGTAGGCGTATCGGCTCTTGCGTCTGCAATGGAAGGGCCGATCGATGCTTTCAACACGCTGGAATCTGCAGCAGCAGTCACAGCTCTGCAAACCGGAGTCACTGAAGACGAGATGCAGAACCTCATCACCGGTCTGCACTCCATTGATACCACTTTAGATGAGTCTGCTGCCCTGTTTGAAACGCTTGGCAAATCGGGGCTGTCAACCGTTGAAGATCTGAAAGCTGCCGGGGATGCGTTTGATTCTTTGGGAGACTCGATTGGGGTTCCAGGAGCACAGATAGCTTCCTCACTCATACCTGCGTTCAAAGCGTTTAACATTCCGGTGCAGGAAGCAGCCGAATATACCGATGGACTCACTACGATGTTTAATGAGTCCGGCGTGTCTGCATCAGAATTTGGGACAGCTATTACCCGGATGGCCCCATATCTTGCAGAGAATGGATTGTCTCTGCAAGATATGGAAACTGCTCTTCTTGGCCTGTCAGAAAAAGGTATAAAGAGCCGGGTTGCAATACAAACCCTGACTGAAGGAGTAAGTGAAGCTGCAGATGCTAACGCTGACGGAAAGATATCTGTTGAAGAGTTTAATGCTGCTATAGGACTAACCGCAGATCAGGTTGCTGAAGCAGCTAAAAAAATCGAAGATTCTAAAGGGGCAACTGAGGCGTATGCTGAAGCTCATGCAAAGGCGATTCCAACCAGCGAAGGCTTCAAAGTTATTATGGAGAAGATCGGGCTTGCAATCGGGGAACAGCTCCAACCGCTTGAAAGCGTTGTCGGCTCAATCGGGGGGTTCTCCGGGGTGTTGTCAGGGCTGGCAACCCCCATTCTTGTTCTTCAGGCAGTCGGCCCGGCATTGTCTGCTATGTCTGGCACGTCAATAATTGCCGGGCTTGGAGGTATCGCATCATCCCTAACTGCGGTCGGTGCTGCCGGTCTTGCTGCTATGGCCCCGTTTCTGCCTATCATCATCGCGGTCGGTGCTGCGATCCTGGTGATATACGCCATGAACGAGCTCGGCGTGTTTGACTGGCTCATTGAACAGGGGGCGGCGTTTGCAGAGTGGATTAAGACGTTTGACTTAGCAAAAGCGTTCCATGGGGTTGTGGACTTTTTCACCGGGTTGCCTCAACTCATTATCGACACGCTGACCGGAGGCGGGGGAGACGGGTCGTCGATTGCCTCGAAGATTTTAGGGATCATCTTTCCCCCGTTACTGATACTGAACCTGCTGAACGCGGCATTCCCGCAGATAGGGTCCTGGTTCTCTGACATCGGCGGGAAAGTGATCGATTATCTTACCAGCCTTGACCCGAACACTATCATATCAGCGATCCTTGCAGTGATCTTTCCACCCTCAATTATCTTGTCAGCTCTTGGCGTGAACTGGCTGGAAGTTGCAGAATGGTTTGCAGGGATTGGACAGAAAGTACTTGACGCTCTTTCAAGTGTAGCAATCGCTGCGATAGAATTTATCGACAAATTTTTCCCGGTTTCAGAAATCCTTGATGGACTTGGTACTGCATGGGAAGGAGTTAACGATTGGTTTTATCATCTTGGTGACGGGATCCTTGATTCAATCGGCGGAAATATGCCGAACCCAGACGAGTACGGATATTCTATCTTTCCTGAAGGTTCTATTCTATCGATTCTCGATTATAACAAAGGAGAATTGATGGTCTGGTTCGGAGAACTGCCAGGGAACTTGGTTAATGCCATTAAAGAAGCCGGGGTCGCGGCAATGGAGTTTGTTGACTCGATATTCCCGGTAACTGAAATTATATCCGGACTGAAAACCGGGTTCACGAACATCGTTACAGCGTTCTCTACCCTTGGCACAGATATCCTGTCATCGATATCAGGTTTTGCCTCGTCGGTCGTGTCTTCGTTCTCGGAGTTTCTGACAGAGATAATTACTGCCGTGGGCACGTTTGCAGCTAATTTCATTGCCGGGATAAGTACCGGGTTTGAGTCTGCACTTACTGCGATAACAACCCAGATATCTGATGCCATAGATACTGGATGGACTATCATCACGGAGTCCGTCGATAAGTTTGTATCGAGTATCACAGAGTCTTTCACGGCGTGTTTTGACAATATCCTGACA